TCTTCAGAGCTTGAGGGAGCAGCGCCATCGCCAAGGATGTCTTCCCCACACCACTTGCACCAAATAGGCAGAGAGTTCTCGTAGCAGTTTGCCACATATCTGATGGGAAGACGAACTCGTCTAAGGCATGCCTCGCAGGTAAGGGTCTCGATGGGGCGAGACTCTGAAGGGTCTCTATCGCCCTCGGATAGATTGTCAACGTCTTCGCCGCTTGCTCCTTTTATTAAAAATGAAAAAGATCAATTATGCTTTCAGCCTGATCAACTGTCGCCCACACTTGCGCATCAAACACCGTTTGGCGCCAAGTGTCCCAGACGGCTTGGTTGTGCTCCTCTTGTTCAGGATCGAACGGCTCACCTTCGTCTCCAGAAGATCCACTGCTTCCTGTATCTTCCCCTGACGAGCTAAGGCTCTCGCTGGCTTCCATACCTCCACCGCCTTCTCCGTCAGGTCCATGTTCGAGATATAGTCCCCTTCCTTCGTGCAGTATCGCTGTACCGATCGTTGGCTCCGGCACGACCGGTAGTTGCCATGAAAAGGGGGTCCCTCCGAATTGACCAGATCCAAGAAGTCCGCTCCTTTGACGCTTAGATGGTCTTTCATCCTCAGATACACGTGAAGGTGGAGGTCCCCCGATTGGTGCGTCTCTCGGGCGACGATGTAGTCCTCCACCTCCGGGCACTTCTCCATCAGTTGGCGCAGGGCCTCCTCCTTCTCCAGCGGGCAGCATGGGTACGTCAGGAACAGCGTCTTTGTCCTCATACGGAATCGAGGGCCCTTCTTCGTTGACGGCACAGGCGTAACAATATGCGCAGAGTCCTCCTTGGATACATGAGTCTCCTTCGTTGTAGATAAAGGGGCCATCTCCTCCGCAGCAGTGACATCTCCGCGCTTGCGCTTTGGCATTCATGTGGCAATGTAGTTGATAGTCTGTGTATGTTATGTATGTTGTTAACATTTTTTATTTGGTTTCTCTTCTTTTATATATACACTTTTGTTTTTGTTTTTTATTATGGGTTTATGACATTTTTTGAAAGATGCCAATTGCAATTTATCCGAAAAATCGCACACGCGATGAATACTGGAGTTCCAGTCCAGTGAGCGTTGCACACGCAATCACGTGTATGCTGTAATCCTGCACACTCGCTATCGCTGCCGTCGTTCCGACACTGTTGACCGGCGGGAAGTTCAACGGCATGTTGATCTTGAACGGGTGATGCAGACCACCATTTGATACCGTCGTTGCCGACGCGTTGTTCACCGCTGCAACGGGCTCCATCTTGAACATCAGATCCTTGAGGACACGGAACCGCTTCGCGTACTGCAGGTTCCTGAAGTGGAAGGGAGCCAACGTGGCCGCGGTCTCCTCAACCATCACGTCCTCAGCATTGAGCTGAGCCCCGTTCGTTTGTGTGTCCAAAACAACGACGATACGAACGACCCATCCGTCCGACACCACGGTCTGTGCGGACGTCGCGTCCCGGTGGACGCTGCCTCTGATCTGCAAACGATTGCACTTGTACTGACGACCCTCATGTTGATTTTGGCCATCTCCCTGAGCGTTGACATTGAGACACAAGGCAGTTGTCGGATCCGACTCCGCTCCCGCCCAAGTTGCTGATACCGCTGTGGGTCCATACTCATAGTCCACGAACTTCTTCTCTATTCCGAGGAAACCACCCGTCCTTGCGTTCCTACGGAATCCCGATCTTGGTATTGGCATGATCACACTGTTCCTCGGAATCGTCACTGCTCTCCTCGACCTCGCTGTCACCAGGGCCTTGCGGGCTCTTACCCTGTCGTTAAATGTTGCCTTCCTTTTCATCTTTACTTGTTGTGATTTGTTAGCGACATTAAATTTCTCTGAGATTTCGTTTTTTATACCCCCACGGAAAGTTCTGCGAAGTTTCCGTTCTGAGAAATTTCCCCATGTGTGGTCACATGGTCACGAAAAGCTTTGGGTAATATTATTTCCAAAGCTTTTCTCCGAAACTCCGTTTATTAAGATAACTACCATACTTCGTCACAGCTGAACGTCATAGCGTGACAGCACAAGGGGGGGCCGCTGCCGCGGCCCCCCCACGCACAGTAACGAATTCCTTATGTATCTTATGTTGGTCGAATCCTGTTAACCATTCACACTCTTACGCGAAGGCGCGCTCCGCGCGCGCCCCCCCCCCTACGATAAGCTAGATACACGGGTCTTTAGCGCTAGGCGGCCTAGCGGCCGCCGGCGAAAGATGCCCTTCCACCCTTGGTGTCGGGCACTTTCTGTTTACAATAAAAAAGGTTTTTAATCAAACAATGCATCAAACTCTTGCTCCTTCTCTCTCTCTACATTATATGCGTCCAGCGACTGACCGGCCTTGATTCCCGTTGGTTGCGAATACACGTAAGGAACGAACTGATTGTGTTCAAGCATGAGGACACAATCCACCCTCCGTTGCACGGCTGGATTCCATAGAGCCATGATCTCGTCGGGTCTCCTGTTAGAAGTGATGATAACCGGATGACCGGCTGGGATCTCCGCCACTCCGTAACGGACATGAACCTCGGTGTCGAACTCGCGATCCAGAAATGCAATCTGGGCTTCCTGATGTAGATGAGAGAGATTACCTTCGTCGTAGATGATTCCGAAGTGGTTACTGGGGTATTTCTTCGTCCTCAGAAGATCCAAGTGTTTCGTCTTCAGAGCTTGAGGGAGCAGCGCCATCGCCAAGGATGTCTTCCCCACACCACTTGCACCAAATAGGCAGAGAGTTCTCGTAGCAGTTTGCCACATATCTGATGGGAAGACGAACTCGTC